TTCTTGAAAAACATTTGAATATTTTACAAACTTCTTCTTGTGATTTGTCTTCTACTAAATAATATTCAACAGCACTTATTTTATAATCTTCGCTCTTATGTTTCATAATTTTTAATACGTTCTAAACAATCAGTTAACACATTGCGAATATGATAATGTGTGTATTCATCAATTTTATGAAGACGATTAAATCGTTTACAAGTTGTATTTTTCATTATTAATAATGTATAATATACAACATTATTTTAAATAATCCAGATTATTTTATTATGTAATGTGGACTATACAGTGGCTATAAATTCCCAATTTAATTCCACACACATTTTTTTCCATGTTTCGTCTTGTTCAATAAGTTTTTCTCTATCTTTAAGCAGTGGAATGTCGTCTAAAAACGTGGTTTCTTCTAGCAATTCGCATAATTTAAACAGAACATAATAATAGTTTAAAAAATTAACTCTATAATCAGGGCATGTTTTAGCATATGGCGATTGAATCTCCATAAATAAATTACATAAAGTATCTTCTAATTCTTGACTAAACACGGGAGGTTTAATTCCCATTTTATTTTTAATAAACGCAATATGTTCGTAATATTTATTAAATCCTAATTTTTTAAGTATTTCTTTTGTTTTGTGGTGTGTCAGATGTTGAATGCTAATGCGTTCTTTTTTAATTTGTAGTTGTATATGGTCGATTACCTCGTCAGGTATTTGTGTAGTTTCTTTTCCTTGAAATTGTGATAATATTTCTTTAAAATGGTTGATTTTTTTATAAGCATAAAAGCATACTTCTTTGGGAGGTTCTTTATAAGATGGTTTTTCATTTTCAATTAAATATGGTATATTAACAGCACACAAATTACATATTAATACACCTTCATCGTCGAGGGGTATAAGTTCGCCCTTATAACATTCTTGACAAACATCTGTAGACCGTATAAACGAATTCATATCTAGAAATGTTTCATCAATATTTGCTAAATATTTTTGAACAATATTTTTATTTTTATTTTCTGTAGAATGAACTACATTATCTTGAGACTCGTCTTTTTTAATTTTAAAAATATTAAACAGTATAATATTTTTGGAAGTTATCATTTTTGTAGAATCGTCGACATTATTAATATTTTTTTTATTTTCAAAATATTCAAAAATGTATTTTGAATTATCTAAAAAGTAATTATTTTTTTTATTTTTTAAATCTTTAATAAATATTGTAATTTCTTGTATTCTATCTTTTATTTCCATGACTTGTTCAATAGGTAAATTTAATTCGTGTTTTATTTGTGCTTTAAGACAACACATTTCTTCTTTTAATTTAGGGATAGTATCAAATTCATTCTTAGTAAATTCATTTAAAAATTCTTTATGTTTGCCATCTAATGTTGTAGTGTATTTTTTACCAACGCGCATTTTTTTAATAGATTTTGGTTTAAAAGATGGCATATTATATTATATGTATTATTAAGCAAATTTATTTAATTACTAATTTAAATAAATACATTGTTTTAAATTTTAAAATAGTTAAAAAATAGAATTTAGTTTCATTTAGTAAATTAATGGATATGGAAACTAATCAATTGGGGATAGTAGATAAAATAGACATAGATAAGATTACATTTCAAAAAATGTCATTTATATATAATGCTTTAGAAACTGGCTGGACAATTAAAAAGCGAAACGATTCATACATTTTTAAAAAAAATCACGAAGGAAAAAGAGAAATTTTTAATGATTCATATTTATCCATATTTATGAAGGACAATTTAAATATTAATAATATACTTAAATAATTATGTAGGAACTTAGTTAAATTAATTAAAAATAATTAATTTAAAAACTGTAAATTTTTTTCTTTAGGGAATGTATAAAATGGGAGGTGGATTAATGCAACTCGTGGCTTATGGAGCCCAAGACGTCTATTTGACTGGAAACCCACAGATTACCTTTTGGAAGGTGACTTATCGCAGGTATACTAACTTTGCAATTGAATCAATTGAACAAACATTCAATGGACAGGCAGATTTTGGGCGCAGAGTTCAATGCACAATTAGTCGAAACGGTGATTTGGCTTACAGAACTTATTTACAGGTGACTCTTCCTGAAATCAACCAACTTATGGGCATTGCTTCCTTTGCCGTTGGTGTAGGTTCGGGCGTGTATGCTCGTTGGTTAGATTTCCCCGGAGAACAGTTGATTGCTCAGGTTGAAGTTGAAATTGGTGGTCAACGCATTGATCGTCAATATGGTGATTGGATGCACATTTGGAATCAACTTACTATGACTGCTGAACAACAACGTGGTTACTTCAAAATGATTGGAAATGTTACCCAACTAACATTTATCACTGATCCTTCCTTCTCTGAAGTTGATGGACCTTGTGACTCCATTGCTCCTCGTCAAGTGTGTGCCCCTCGCAATGCTCTTCCTGAGACTACTCTATACATTCCTCTTCAATTTTGGTTTTGCACCAACCCAGGTCTTGCCTTGCCTTTGATTGCTCTTCAATACCATGAAGTCAAGATTAATCTTGATATTAGACCGATTGATGAGTGCTTGTGGGCTGTTACTACTTTGAGTTGCAACAGTGGAGGTGCTAACCCAGTTGGATTAAGTGCCGCTTCTAATGTTGGTTCTCAATATGCCAACAACCAATTTGCCCCAGGCCGTCCTGTTCCTGCCGCAATTGCCTACAACCAATCTTTGGTTGCGGCCTCCTTGTATGTTGACTATGTCTTTTTGGATACTGATGAACGAAGACGTTTTGCCCAAAATCCTCATGAGTATTTGATTACTCAACTTCAATTCACAGGTGATGAATCTGTTGGTTCATCTTCAAACAAGATTAAACTTAACTTCAATCACCCTGTCAAAGAACTAATTTGGGTTGTCCAACCTGATCAAAACGTCGATTATTGCTCTTCCCTTGTATGCGATGCTCTTTTGTTCAAGGTTCTTGGTGCCCAACCCTTCAACTACACTGATGCTATTGATGCCTTGCCTAATGCCATTCATGCCTTCGGTGGACCTCAATCTCTTGCTGCCGACGATAAATCTTATATTGATGCTCGTGGGTTGTTTCAAGATGCAGGTGCCGTTGACTATGAAATTCCCGCTGGTTTCACCAGTTATTGGCACGGACCCGGAAATCCCTACAATGAAGTCAATTTTGGAGGGCCAACTGTTCCTGCTGCCACCGCCCCTGGCGTTGACCCTGCTATTCTTGCTCAACTTCGCGATTTGGCAGCCAATGGCCACAACGAGAACTCAACTGTCTCTGATGCTGGTACATTCGTTCTAACTGAAACCTCTTTGGATATGCATTGTTGGGGACTTAACCCCGTCGTGACTGCCAAGTTGCAGTTGAACGGCCAAGACCGCTTCTCTGAGCGTGAAGGAACTTACTTCTCTTGGGTCCAACCTTACCAGGCACACACTCGTTGCCCCGATGAAGGCATCAATGTGTATTCGTTTGCCCTCCGCCCAGAAGAACACCAACCCAGCGGCACTTGCAATTTCTCCAGAATTGACAACGCCACACTCCAACTTGTGCTCTCAAATGCTACAGTTGAAGGCACAAAGACTGCCAAAGTCCGCGTGTACGCCACCAATTATAATGTGTTAAGAATAATGTCGGGCATTTCAAAGTCCTGTGCCCAACAGTTGGCTGCCATATTAGATATTTGCTTTCTAATGTGGGTAAACAGTGTAAAGCAAATATACATTCTCGAACAATTGAATGTATCATATAACCAGCTAGTCTTTGTTTGACTATACAGTCAAATGAAGGCAACATTTCTAAATTGCGGGAACATCCTTAGAGCCTTTTCTACTACTTCATTTTGTGAAAATTTAATGAATACCCAGGGTAATGACCTCGGGCATAGTAATAACGAAAAGGATTGGAAAATCTGCAGCCAAACTCCCAAGTGCGTTATGCAAGCATACGGGAGAAGGTTCAGAGACTATAATGGAGTGGGTCTGATAAAGTTAGCAACTTTAAATGATGACTTAAGGGATAGTCCAAGCTCAAATCAAAAATTTGGGTCGCTATAATGCTACTCGGGGAGGGTTAGCTTATAGCAATTGAGCGGATTGGGTAATATTCGCTGGTGTATTTATCTATTTTATATTATTTTGTAAACCATTATTATAACATTAATTTGTTTTTGATTTTTATAACCAAACACAAATTACTATATTATTTTGCCTTCCCAAACTGCAAAGCAAAATATTGTGACATATACCTAAATACATTTACACCCGTGAAGATTTAAAATGGGACAATTAAATATTTTTTATTTGTCTTCACACAACATTAAATAACGTTCTTCAACTTCTCTAAATTCTTGAATATTTTCATTGGATAAAGTATAAAAAGCAAATCCAGAAGATTGTATAGCTTTACCTGTTTCTAATAAATAAACATTTGATGTCATCATTTCATCAATACTAATATTGTAATTTACAAACAAATTGGTTCCAATTTTATCATAAGCACGATAAATCGCTTCATTAATACTATTTCCATCACTTATTTCATTTTTTATAAAACCAATATTACTTGACTTTGAATAACCTTCAATCATAAGAATATATTTTTGTGTAAATTTATTTTCATTAATTTCTTCATCAAATTCATAAATTTCTTCTATTTTAAGTTTATTTATTTTTTGAAGCATATTGGTTATAGTAAGTTACATACATTTAAATAAGTATTTTATAAATATATTAAATGTGCCATTTTAAATTTTCAAGGGTGTAAAATGACATATAATTTAAAATTGAAACTATTTAGATATAAGAGTTTATAATACAATATACAATG